AGTTCAAGCATCTCAATTACGTAAGCCTCAGCATCCATTAAGTCCCAGAGAGCAGAACGGGGAAACATGAGGAGTTGTTGTTCAAGCTTTTTAATGCCCACGCAGGAGGCATTGTGATAGATGTAACCGCCCCTGTAGTATGGAACTAGTTCTTTTACACGAAGTTCCTTTTTCATTCCACCACGAGTTTTTAGCCAAATGAGTTCGAAGAAAGATCCACGGCGAAACATCTCGTTTTTAATAGGCTGTTTGATAAACTCATTTAGGGATGTTTCTTCGATTCCGATGACTTTAGCACCCAACATCTGGGCCATTCCAAAGAGGGCATCATAGATCTCATCGGGATAGAGTTTTTCGGAGACTACATCTCGGATATAGAGTTTAGCACTTACAAGGTCAATTCCTATACCAATGATAGCTGATTCGGCTGAGTGAATCTTTACTGTTTTTGCAGGATCGAGAATTACTACAGTTTCGATGTTTTTATTCTGTTGTACTTCTACGTCGAAAGTAGTTAAGTCACCTTCCTTAGGATGTCGATCAGGAGGGAGATTATAGTAATGGAAATAGTCTGTTCTGAATGTAGAATCCTTTGTAGAAATAGGAAGGTTTCTAAGCTCACGAAAAAACACATCTGTTTGCCCAGCAGTCACATGCTGATCCCACTCCTTCTTAATGTCTTCATCAGACATGAACTGAGGAGCTGTGGATTTAAAGTCGTCGTCACAAGCTTCAAGGCGCACAGAGTCCCATTCTGGAGAATCGAGAAGTTTTTGAAGCACTGCGTCTTCGTGTTTGAGTGTGTCAATGTAAACGATCTTCCAGTTTTTAGCATTAGGACCTATGCGAGGCACAGCTTTGATCACGTCAGCGTATAGCCACTCATACCAACTTTTTCTAATATCATCGTTAGTAATTTTATCAGGATCTTCGAGGTCATCTATTACTATTAGACCTGGTCGATCATTTTTGAATAAGACACCACGAACCTGCTGTCCAGCTCCACGAGGCCAAACTAAGGTATCGAAGGCAACCCAAGCTTTTTTGCTAAATACTTCATCAAATTCTTTGTTCTCAACATCTCGATGTCGAAAGGAGCCAAAGAATGCTTTGATTTCTTTGTTGGTAACAAGCTCACGACGAAGATTCTCAGTCTGAAGAGAGGCTGCATCGTGAGACTTATTAATATAGACTATGAACCCTGTATGACGAAATAAGATCCACCGAGCCATTAAGGCCAAGGCTACAATGGACGTCTTACCCCATCCACGAGGGGCAGCAATAGCTACCTTTTGTGCAAGGCCATCAATTAGGTCAAATATCTTTCCATGTACCTGTTCAGCAAATGGCATAGAGAAACGCTCAGGAAAGAAAGTAAGCGCAGTCATGCGAGTACTGAAGGCACACTTAGAAAGTATTATTTCAAGTTCTTTATCCATATTTAGTTAGGGAACAAAAAGTAATGCAAGTTTATATTTTCCACTTGTTCCAGCAGCATTGTAATACATTAGCGCATCAGTTGAAAGAAGACGGTGCATAGGTTCTATAAGTGTTAACTGTGTCACACCGACTGGAAGTGTTTCAGTATAAGTTGTATCAAATAGCTGATTATAACCACTACCTACATATCCAATTCTAATGCGAAATGTATTGTTAGTGACTATCTGCGTAGTAATATCTAGATATGCTAGTGTGATATACTTACTAATTTTATCATAAGCGGATTTATTAACTATAAAATCTAAAGGGGCAGCAGAAGCATCAAGCTCAGGTGTAGTAACATAACTACATCCTGACTGTTCAAGGTTTATAATGTTATCAGTAAGTAGTTGTGGATAAGTGAGAAAAGCTGTTGCAAGATAACTTCCAGCTACTTGAGAATAACCTTTATTAATTACAATACTATTTTTACCATAACTAGCCGGAAAAGCGCCAGAAAAAACATACATATTTGCTAAAGGCATACCGGCAGTAGCATTAACATTTCTAATTTCAATACCACATCCAGCTACTATCTCAAAAACTGTTCCAGTGTCATGATTGAAGTAAGGTGACTCAAAGACTATATTATATCCCACAATCTTTACTGAATTAGCATTGGCCTCAAAATAAGTGTCAGTAAATACCCAGTTAAAATTATTTCCAGTTGCTATATCTATTCCCATAACTGTAGAAAGTTCAATTGCAGCCCCTATCCATGCTACCTGAGATGTGCCTGTACCTATAGTCTTTATACCAGTCCCACAGACATTAGTCTTAACTGAATAGAAGTTGATATTATTTGCTCCTGTCCCAAGTTGAAATCCGATAGTACAATAAGATGCAGTGGCATCATAGATACTATCATAATAAGAGTCAGCAAAATGAAATCCAACTGTGCAGGCCTTTACATGAACGTTCTTTATAATAATAGAAATTACCTGAGTACCCGCAGCATAGACTCCATATAAATCTGTGTAGGTTCCAGACTTACTTATAAATAAGTCTTCAAGAGAACTAAAAGCTTTCATCGTAAAGATTTTAGCTGAGTCTGGACCACTATAAATAATTCGAGTGCCAGAAGATGACTCATAATCTCCAGATCCTAATATAGTCATAGGCTTTAGACCAGTACCTACGGTAATAGTCCCAGTTGTAGAGTATAGTCTAGGAAGGAGTCTAACTATTCCTCCATAATAAAGAGAGTCAATAGCCTTTTGGATTTCTATATTATCTGCTGTACCATCTATTCCCCACCACTCTGGATAGACTTCATGTACAAGAGCAGGATATATATCATCTCCAAATATCACACTTCCAGTTCCCACACAACTAAATACTTGATACAGCCCAGACTCAAAAGAACCATTGATGGTAAGAGTAACTCCATCACTTACAGTGATGATGTTACCAGAATTTTTCCATTTAAGTACTACGTTATTTCCTACAGTGCACGAGGCTGTGGCAGTTATAGGCTCATCTATAACAAGAGATACTGAATCATCAGAGGTCATAGAGACAGCGTTCAATAGATCATGGAACCAGCTAAGTCTGACCTCAGTACCTAAAGCAAAATCTATGTCTCCAGCTCCAGTAAAGATCTGACGACTGGGAGATATAATATTCCTTGTATTGATAGTAAGCTGTCCAGAATTGTTTATCGAACCATCTCGTTCAAATTCAAGAACAACATTGGCTGGAACTGTCAAAGAGGTTACACTTTGTGGACTGACTATTTTTACAGTCCTCTGATCAGCTCCAACAGCACTTATAGCCAAATTAAGTGTTGAGTATGCCCTAGAATCTGTCCAGATACCATTAGAGGATGTAACTATTACGTCTGTAAAATATTCAGCTTTTACACCCGTAGCAAAGGATAGGACAAAGCACAATGCTATAATAAGTAAGCGGATGGTCTTCATAGTTGATCTCCTTTAGATTGTTTAGTCATTAAACGATCTTGATTAGATTTAATCCTATCCTTCCAAGAGTAGATTGAAGAATTTTTAACTTTCTTATCTTGATGAAGGTATTTTAACTTCTGCAGTCCAGTTCTTATTGATTTATAGTCTGTATATCCATCTATAAATTTATCTCCACTATAGAGTCGATTACTTCTATTTTTTCCATGCACTACCATAAAAACATAAGAAGGAGGAACTGAATAGACTTCTGCAAACTTAGAGCCCATTCGTAAGTGAAGGTCGTCATAAGGGCTTATACGTGGTTCTTTGCGTTGAATAAGGACTATGAAGGGACTAGTTCGTTCTCGATTATGATGAGCAAAGAAATGATAGAGACGACCATCAGATGCTTGGCCAATTACTTGGTAATTTATAAGGAAGTGAGTAGATTTTATTGAAGCATCTGTATGCTTTATGTGAGCAATCCAGCCTGGTGCAACCCAGTCGTCGGTGTCAAGACGGGCCATAATGTCTGACTTTGGATGGTTAGAAGCTCGAGTTATGAACTCAGGGCATCCATCATCTATTTCACGACCATAGTTTTTAGATTGAGCAACTGAGGATTTCCAAAGAGTCATATCACCTGATGTGTATAGGAAGGTGACATTTAGATCTCCCCAATCAAGATCTTTGATTTGTTTAACAGTTTCATTATGCTCACTTCCGACGACTAAGCAAATAGAGAAATCTGGATCAGTTTGGTTCTTTAGACTATTTATAAAATATCTTTGCATAAGCTCAAGACGGTGTTCGCTTAAGATACCTATGCCATCTGAGGTACCCATAGAGCTGTAGATAGCTCTTGAGATTATTAGAGGAGAAGTAGAGTGAGAAGAATTAGAAGGGGCAATAGTTGATTGAGTGTTAGGATAGTATTCACTGTCAAATCCCCACTTTTCTTTGAATAGTCTAAGGCCTTTCAAACGAATATGATTATGGACTTTCTCACGTAGATATCTTGGTGTGCGATAAGTTTTGTCATTGATAGCTATGTAGCGCTTGTCGCAGAGAGTAGCTATTGACCATCCAGATTTGACTACATTCATGCAGAGGTCAAAGTCCCAAGTGCCGAGATCGTAACGAGTGTCTATGATGTCGTTATTGTTAATAATCTCAGAACGGATGAGCATAGAAGCAGCACCAATCAAGTCGACGTCTACGAACTTTGGTTCGTCAAAGGAGACTGGAAAGCAAGTTACTTCAGTACCATTGACTCGTCTGTGCCATTTAAGATAGTTGTGGGCCAAGTCTACGATGCCATAGCTTTTGTTATTCTTAAGGTATGATAAGAGGGCATCAAGACTACCTTCCTGAAAGATCATGTCGTTATCTGTCATGAAAACGAAGGGAGTTTTAGCACTCCTTTTTAACAATTCAGCCCGAGGCTTAGCAGAATACTTATTACCTTCAGTAAAGAAAATATCTCTTATCATGAAACTAGAGGAGGCATCTAAGATAGCTTGACGCTTTCCTTTAGGAATTTGCTCTTTACCTTGAACGTGTAAGCAGAGATTCAAAGGCATAGAGGTAGTACGTGGAAGTTGGATTAAAGTCTTTATTAAACGATCTTCCAACATCCAAGAGAGAATACTAACTGTGATTTCCGCTTCAGCCATTTCAGTCCTTTAGGAAAATAGACATTTTAGATAATCTGTCGTCTATTCGATGCCAGTCTGTGAACTCATAGTCGTCGATAGCAACTATTACTGCATGCTGTAGAGCAAGTTCAATTTGGAGAGATCGAGGAAGAATGCCGTCTACAAGGGCCAAGTCGAAAGAGCCAGAGATGTCAGCTGAAAGGTTGTCCCAGAGACGGAAATCTACATTTGGTTCACAAAGAGAATGGACTAATTCCATGTAATCCTTATCAGTTTCATAGGAAACTACTGAAAGTCCATTGTGGGCGAACAAAAGGGTAGAGACGCCAGAGCCGAACTCAAGAACTGAGGCAATTTTGTGCTTTTTGATGAGTGGTTTTAGCTGAATCCAGCGATCTGGATGGAGATAGCGAGTTCCACGCACTTCGGAAAGCCAGAATTTGTAAATTTCTCGGTCGGTCATAGCTACTTTTTAGGTCCTATCTTTAAAAAGTGGAGTTGGAGCTGCTCCATAGTGAACTTTCGACGTTTGTCAAGCCATGCTTTTTCATCTTTTCCATATTCTATAGCAGCAGACCAGTATTTTTCTATGTCTATGCAAGAGCCAAAACGCTTCTTTATGATTTCTGAGTTGCGCTTCATCATAGGCTCGCCACCAAGCACATAACAAGAGACTAGAAATCCAATAGCGTGAGGCCCACGACCAGAGTTAGCCCAGACTCGATAGGTATAAGGGCCATCAGCAGTGCCTACTTTTACGATGTCAGCAGATTTATTTTCGTCAGAAGGAAACGGACCTATGTGAATTCCTGGACTACAAGGAACAGACCAGTTCTGGAACCCGAGGAGCCAAGGTTTTATGCCTATGTGCATATCTCCACCGCCCCAAGAGAGGTGATGTTGAGAGAAGGCACCATATCCTCCAAGGCCGTTTTCTTTGTCTAGGAACCACTCACGGCGACAAATCCAAGGCATCCCTTTCCAAGTTATGGGCCGCTCATCGTGGTATAGTTGGCCCCAATCTCCAAGTTCGTTAGTTGACATATCTCGATCGTGTCGAGCGTTGCGTTCATGCTGGTGAACCCAAAGGATTGGAGCATGAGCGAAGCCGACTGTTGGATCATTAGATCGTTCAATCATAAAACGAACTAACCGCGCTATCATGTTTCGACCTGCGAGCATATGAGAGTCGAGACAGATGATGAATTCACCTTGAGAGTTTTGAATAGCAAGTTCACGCGCTGTGAAGAGACAAGGGAAGTCTTGACGGACTACTTTTATGGTGCCTTCTCGGACGTAACCAGAAGGGATGTCTTTAAGGATACGCTGGTAGACCTTAGGGTCGGAGTTATCAGCGATGACGATCTCACCTTGGCCTGGATACAGGGCGCGAAACTCCTCTATGCACGACCTTATCGTGACGAGAAGCATCGCTGTGTCGTTGCGATTAGCTATGATAATAGAAACTAATGGCTTCATCAAGTTTTCTTTTAAGAATTGGGGCCATCCTAAGTGGATCAAGATGGACATTGTATCCTGCGATGGCATAGGTCATGTCCAGAGTTCCGTCAGCTCCTATGGTTTCAGCTGTGTAGTCGATGAAGAAAATTCTATGTATAGAACAAAGATTTTTTAACTTTTCATTGAAAGCTCTTACAACTGGCGTTAGGGTTTTTTTGTCCCAAGTTACGTGTTTACGAGGGATATTGTGACGAGTAGAGAATGGAGGCTTGTTGTAAGCGTCTACAGGGGGTAGAGGAACGGCACTCAAGGCAATTTTGTATGAAAGACCTTTGAGGAATCCAAGTAATCGTTGAGCAGATAGGTTTAATAACTCAGTATGTTTCATCTCTTTTCTTTTCATCCAAGTAATGGAATTACAGTCTACTTCCCCAAGTGTGCAGACGGCAAGGTCTGGAGAGGTTTCTTTAAGGAAGGGGATAAATTTATCTCGAGACCTTGTCGCTGCATTTTTGTTAGTAAGTCCATAAGCTGTAGCGCCTCCAACGAGGCAGATTTTTGAAACTAATGGCCTAAACATCTCAATATGAGAGTCGCCAAAACCCACTATTTTTATATCATCCTGGTTGGACACGGCCCCAAACTTTGTAAAGTCCAGATGATTTTAACCACTCGTTGACTTCCTCAGGAGTGGGACTTTTGTTGATGTTTTCTATCCAGTTTTTACACTCAGGATCGACAAGTCCGAGTAGTCTAATGGTTTCAGAACAGAATTCAAACTTGTGAAGATTAAGCCAATTAAAGTGGAAGAACTCTCCAACAACGCCTATTATGTCATAGAAGGTTTTCCACTTAGGGAGTGCTAAGCGATCATCAATAGCTTTGCAAAGAATAGCTTTTTCATCTGCCGTCCAGTTAGGATTGTACCAGAACTTTAGAGAATAGTTAGTATATTTATCTACAGGAAATGTAGTAAAGTACCACCACTGAGAGGCAAAAGTAGAAGGTAGACGAAGCCACTGCATATGAGACCAGAAGTCTTTAGTTACGAGGCTAATAAGGAAGCCAAAGACGCTCATGAAGCCACTGCAAAGACAGATCATTGGACAGTCTGAAGGTGAAAGGCTTTTTACGTCGTCAAGAGTTTTTAATTCCTCTGACGGGATTTCGTAGTTCATCTGCCCTCCATTGAAGGAGAAGGAAAATTCACATCTTTAATTGACTCAGACCATTTCTTAGCTATGATAGCCTTCTGTTCTTTAGGCATAGTTTTGTACTTCTCTTTGATAATGTCTATGAGTTTCGAAGCGACGGCGATCAAGACTTTGATTAAAATTTCTTTCATTTGAAGGCCTCCATGTAACGAAGGACTCGACCAAGGTAGAAGTCTCTATCTGCTGGATCGCAGAAGTGGTTTGTAGCTTCCTCGATTGTCTTGTGGCGACGAAGCAGTAGATATAAGAAGGCAATGCCACAAGCTATGTCAATCAAGTCATCATCATGATTAACCATCTCCTCTCGAAGGTCTTTCATTGCAATGGAGGACATTTGAAAGACTCCGTTGCAACCAGAGACGGAACATTGACTGATGCCAAGTGAGCTTTCAACCATCGCTATGGCAGTGGCCCAAGTAGGATCGATTTTGAAGAGGGTCGCCATCTGTTCGATCTTATCTTTGGTTTCAAGCTGTCGGGCCGTCAAGTTCATGGATTGCGAGGCTCCACATCTATGGGCATCCCAGACTGAGTAGCTGCCTTCTTAGCTCGGTCTTTGAAGGCCTGGATTTCTTCAGCTGTGAGAACAGTTGAGACGGAAGTACTATGGATTTTCGTAGGAGCACGAAGCCCTGAGAGTTCAAGCACTACGGTGTCAGCAGTATCTTTGCGATCTTTAAGAGTGGCCTCTCCAAACTCGTTATCAAAGATTTCGTGGTAGACTTGAAGGGCCTTAGCGGTCAACACTCGGATTTTTTCTGCAGTTTTTCTCACATCGTTGTCACGACTCATACGAATGTCAGAAAGTTTTTTCTGGCCGAGTTCAGAGTTGAGAGTCATAGTGACACATGCAGGAGTGACGCCCACTATTTCAGCAATCTCCACGTTCTTAAATCCTTGAGCTGCTAAGTTAATGATCTCATGAGAGCGTTGCCAGAGTTGTTTGATTTGATAAGTTTTCTTATCCTCAAGGTCAACTCTGCGCTCATCGACTTCTCTAAATTCAAATCCGTAGAGACCGTTTCGAGTCTGGACGCCCTCCATAAATTTCCAATCCCTCCCATTTCTAATCTTCGTCTCCATAATATCATATATGAAGATTTTTGTCAATGTTTTTCTTTTC